TATAGGTGTGATGGCTACTTCACTATTTGTCCAGTCTGCGGGTAGTACAACTCTTTATAATAGATCAGCTAGTGCGCATATAATAGGAACAAGTATATTTTCCGGAAGCGTAACAGTAACAGGCTCATTAATATCCCCATCTATAACAGGCTCATTGCGAGGCACAGCATCTTATGCAACTCAAGCTCTATCAGCTTCTTGGGCTCCGGGTGGAAGTAGTACTCCTACATTCCCATACACAGGTAGCGCCATTATATCCGGAAGTTTAGTAGTGACAGGATCATTACAAGTAGGAGTACCCGGCATTAATAACCCAGCTATTAATTCTACAGTTGGTACTTTAAGTAGAGGTACTCAAACTAAAGTAGACTGGGTAAGTGGATGGTTAGTTAATTCATCTGGATTAACAGTAGTTGATTGGGAGAGTGCTCTACTTAATGATAGCTCTGGTAATTCTAGTATAGATGCTACTAGTAGATTATTATATGATGCCGCACTAGCTAATAGTATGGATTGGGAAAGTAGATTTTTATATGACTCTACTGGTGTTAGAGCAATAGATTACAATACACGAAATCTAATCTACCCTAACGGAACAACAGCAGCTATAAACTACGGAACACAAAACCAAATTTCAATGACTGGTAGTGTGTCTGTTACAGGCTCATTTACAGTATCAGGTTCAAGTACATTTAGAAATATAGGACCAGCTGAATTTACAGGAGATACAAAAATAACCGGTTCACTTATTGTAAGTGGATCGGGGGCTACTATTGAACTATATGGTAACAAATTAACATTAGGCGCAGTAGGAGGTGATGAAGGCGGAGAAATATTACTAGGCAAACCAATCACTAACACAACACTTACAGGTAGCGGTATTACAATTGATTCTTATCAAAATAAACTTCGATTCTTTGAACAAGGAGGAGCAGCTCGAGGAGTTTACATTGACTTAACAACGTGTGCTGGAGGTGTAGGTACTAATCTAGCCCCAATACGAAATATCCAAAGTACAACTGATGGTACTGCTATAACAGGAACAACAAGTAATACATTAACTACATCTATATTAATACCAGCTAATACTGTAGGTGTTAATGATATAATATATGTAAAAACCCGTGTAAGAAAAACTGGTACAGCAGGCACAATAGTTACAAGGATGTATGTAAACACAAGTGCTGCTATTGGTGGATCACTTGTTGCAACCTCAGCCACAAATGCCGCTTCAACTCTCTATTTCCAATACTCAAGAACATTAGCAGTTAAGTCAACTACTAATACTGAAACAATGGCTGGTAACTTTAATGTTAATCCTGATGACAACTCTTTTTCTTCAGCAGCAGTTAGCGCGAATAATATAAACTGGGCTGTTGATCAATATCTTATTGTAGCAGTCGCTAACGCTTCTGCGGCTGATACATCACAAAGTTCATTTGTTCATCTTCAAATAAATAAAGCATAATGGAATATATAACATATACAAACGGAATTATTAATTGGAGAGGATTTGATTTTATTTTCCAAACCACAGAAAAAATAGATGATATATGTGCTCATGTTTTTATGAGTGATGGATGGTATGCTTTTATGGGTAATGAAACTACCATTAATGGTGTATTACAACCTGACGCAGATACTATTATAGCAACTTTAAATAATAGATAATTTGGCTTAAATAAATTCCTTTATTATCTTATTAGAAAATAAAGGTTATGTTTTGGCTTATTGAAAATAAAGAACAATTAAGGGAATTTGTCAATCAAGACTATAAAGAAGTCTTTGTTGAACTTATTCCCTTTCATAACCATATGCATCCTGCTTTAAATGATGTTTGTGCTATCTATATAAGACCAACATATGATTCTAAAGGTTATATGATGTGTATAGATCATAGTGAGGCAGGAACTATAGCTAAAACATACATAGAAAAAATACTTCAACATATAGACACAGTTTATGTTCGAGACAAAAAATCATTTTTATATTATTTCCAATTAAACAAAGTAATTGATATATCTAGCGTTAAAAGCGTAGATACTGTATTTGAACCTGTATTTGATGTATTCTATCGACTTCACCCAAATAATGCAAGTATTAACAAAATAATACCAATTTCTAAGCATTATGAGGTTTGTGAGAATATTTATAGTAAATTACAACAAGTAATCTTATATCCAAAACCTGAGTTTATTAAATTCTATAATAAAGGTGCTTTAGCATTTTTTGGAATTGAAAAAAATGGAATTAAAATAGACAAAGATAAGTTTTTTAAATACTATGAACCAAACAATGAAAATTATTCGATATCTGATAATCGAATCTACACTCAATACAATCTTAACACTACAACAAGAAGACCGTCTAATGCGTATAATAGCATTAACTTCGCTGCTTTAAAGAAGGATAATCATTCAAGGTCTAGCTTTATACCCGAAAACAATGAATTTCTTGAAATCGACATTTCAGCATATCACCCAACATTGGCAGGACAATTGGTTGATTATGAATTTGATAGCCCTGATATTCATAATGATTTTGCACTTCTTTACAATGTAGATTATGCTAGAGCAAAAGAATTAACATTTAAACAGTTATACGGAGGTGTTTTTAAAGAATATCAACATTTAGAGTTCTTTCAAAAAGTACAAAAATATATTCAAGAACAATGGACCTTATTTAATAATCAAGGTTATATTGAGACTCCTATTTCAAAGTATAGATTTGAAAAAGACAAATTAGAGGATATGAACCCTCAAAAACTTTTTAATTATACCTTGCAAAATCTAGAAACATCCACTAACATACAAATATTACTCAAAATTCATAAAATGCTATCAGGTAAAAATACTAAAATAGTATTATATACTTATGATTCATTCTTATTAGATTGGGATGAAGATGAAGAACAAGAATTAGAAGCAATAAAAAATATATTCAAAGAATTAAATTTATCAATAAAAATTAATAGGGGGAGGAGTTATGACTTTAAATAAAAGTTATCATATGTATGATATGGACATCGATGTAATTTTTAAGGATTTGAATAATAAGTTATTTTGTACATTCACTAGTGCAGACGGATTAGAACCTCTAATCGAAGACATATCGCAATCGTATACTGTAATGTATAATAAGATGTTTGTGTTGTTTGTTAAGAGCACAAATGAATATGTTGTCACTTATAATGTCGATCAAGGTAATATTAATGAAATTCCTGAAAATACAATTTTAGTACATCGTAAAAAAGAAACCAATACACTTTATACTATTAACGCTTTAAATGAACTTATTAAAAAGTTAAATGAAGGTGTTGTAGATATTAATTATAGAGTAAGTTGGCCGCATTATAAAAATTGCATATTATTAACTCAACATAATGAGTTAAAACAACTAAATACAAAGGTATTTAGGATTATTGAATTATAAGGTACGTAACGTTAAGAAAAACACTACGATTAAAGGCATTTTGAAAGCTTGTATTAGCTAGTTTGGCCTGTATAAAATAATGTAGTATATTAAATAGTAACAATTTAAAACCAAATAAAAATGGACATCAATGCGATTAAACAGAGATTAAATTCTCTACAAGCAACCGGAGCCAAAAAGGAAAAGGTTGATTATTCCAAGTACTATTGGAAACCAAAACAAGAAGGTAAGTATCAAATCAGAATTGTACCTTCAGCTTTAAACAAAGAAAATCCGTTTCAAGAAGTGTTTGTACACTATGGATTATCTAAATTCCCAACTTACGCTTTAACAAACTGGGGTGAAAAAGATCCAATTGTAGAATTTGCTAAGCAACTTCGCCAAACTAATGACAAGGAAAACTGGCAATTAGCTAAGAAATTAGATCCTAAAATGCGAGTATTTGCTCCTGTTATTGTTCGTGGTGAAGAAGAAAAAGGAGTTCGTTTGTGGGAGTTCGGTAAAGAAATCTATATGCAATTATTAGGTATTGCTGAGGATGAGGATTACGGGGACTTTACAGACATCAGTGAAGGTCGTGACTTTACAGTTGACGCTACAATGGGTGATATTGGAGGCCGTCAAGGTATCAAATGCTCAATTCGTGTTAAACCAAAAACAACACCTTTAGGAACTGATAAAGCTGAAATCAAATCATGGTTAACTGAACAGCCTAATGTTTTGGAATTACAAAAGAAAAATAGTTATGAGGATCTTAAAGACATCTTAAAACGTTTCTTAAACCCAGATGAAGAAGAAGAGGAAGTAGAAACAGAAACAGTTGAAGATACAAAAGAAGAAGATCCAATCTTAGCTAAGGCAGAACAGCCAAAAGCAAATTACACTCTTCAAGCAAAACCAAAAGCAACTAAAGCAGATAAGTTTGATGCTTTATTTGGTGATGATGAAGACGAAAACGAAGAAGCACCATTTTAATTTAAAAACCAGTTATGGCTAAAAAGAAAGAATCTTTAATGACAGCGGTCTCAGCTGAAATGAAAGCTAGTTTTAATCTAGATAAATTTAAAGAGAAAAAACTACTTAACAACACTGTTAAGTTTAAAGAACAAAAATGGATTCCATTCTCTGAAGCATTACAAGACTCAACTTCCCTACCAGGTGCAGCCATAGGACATATCAATCTATTAAGAGGACACAGTAATACAGGTAAAACAACAGCTTTACTTGAGTTGGCAATAAATGCCCAGAAAATGGGCATTTTACCTGTGTTTATCATAACTGAAATGAAATGGTCTTGGGAACACGCCAAACAAATGGGATTCCAAGTTGAAGATATTGCTGATGAAACAACAGGTGAAATTATAGATTATAAAGGATTTTTCCTATACAACGATAGAAGCACATTAGGAACTATTGAAGATGTAGCTGAATTTATCGCTGATTTGTTAGATGAACAAAAGAAAGGAAATTTACCATATGATTTATGTTTTTTCTGGGATTCAATTGGCTCTATACCTTGTAAGATGAGTGTTGAAGCAAATAAAAACAATCCAATGTGGAATGCAGGAGCAATGTCACAACAATTTGGAAACTTTATTAACCAACGCTTCCCACTATCAAGAAAGGAATCATCACCTTACACTAACACAATGGTTGCAATTAATAAGATATGGATAGCACCAGCTGAAAATATCTTTGCTCAACCAAAAATGAAGATGAAGAATGGTGAAACAATGTTTTTAGATGCTTCAATTGTATTAACATTTGGTAATATTACTAATAGTGGTACAAGTAAGTTAAAAGCAACTAAAGATGGTAAAGAAGTAGAATTTGCGGTTCGTACTAAAGTAGCTGTAGATAAAAATCACGTTACAGGTTTACAAACTAAAAATACTGTTGTAGCTACAATTCATGGTTTTATTCAAGATGATACTAAGGATGTAAACGAGTATAAGAAACAACATGCTCATGAATGGGTACATATCTTAGGTAGTTTAGAAGGTATTGGTCTTACTGAGGACAAATCAGAATGGGAAGAAAGTAAAGAAGTGATTACCTTAATTGATGAAGAATAAAAATGGATAAAAAGGACTTATTAGAGTTACTAAACAACATGGATAAACCAAGTAATCCTGTTGGGACGTTTAATAAACATAGTAGAGTATTGATTATAGACGGGTTAAACTTGTTTTTAAGAAACTTTGCTGTATTAAACTATGTTAATCAAGATGGAGTCCATGTAGGTGGGTTAGGAGGGTTCTTACGCTCATTGGGATTCTTGATAGCCCAAAATAAACCTACATCTGTTTATATTGTATTTGATGGGGTAGGTTCATCCACTAATAGGAAGAACCTACTCCCCGAATACAAATCAGGTCGAAATTTGTCAAGAATGACTAATCATTCTGCTTTTGAAAACTTAGATGAAGAACAAGATTCTAAAATAAATCAAATTTCACGCCTCATTCATTATTTAAGGTGTTTACCCGTCAATCTTATATCACTTGATAAAGTCGAGGCAGATGACATTATAGCGTATTTATCCCGCTATATGGCAACTAATTACGATAGTAAATGCGTGATTGTGTCGGCGGATAAAGACTTCTTACAATTAGTAGACGACAACATAACAGTTTACAGTCCTATAGTAAAAGAATATTACACACCTGAAACAGTAGAAGAAAAATTTGGCTTACCTGCTAAAAACTTTATCTTATATAAGACATTAATGGGTGACAACTCAGATAAAATACCTGGATTAAAAGGATTAGGACCTAAAAAGTTATTTAAATTCTTTCCAGAGTTACAAACAAAAGAGATGTCCTTAGAGTCTTTGTATAATATTTGTGAAGGGAAGTATAAAGAAAATGTTATCTACTCAAGGTTAATATTTGAATACGAGACGTTACAGAAGCACTATAAGATAATGGATTTAGGTAACCCGTTAGTAGATGATAATGAGAAACAGATAATAGAAGATGTTATCAGTAGTGAAGTAGAGCACACCAAAATAGTAGAGTTTCTAAACATGTATAATGAAGATGGTTTAGGACATACTTTAAAAAATGTAGACTATTGGATTAGAAATACATTTGCAACATTAAATAGTTTTAAATAAATAAGTTATGACATTAAGCACACTGTCGCAGTATGGAATTCATTTCCAGATCAAAGTTTTGTCCTCTTTACTCACCCGTAAAGAGTTTTTAATTAACATTCATGACATTATAAGTGAGGAGTATTTCGATAACTCAGCTCACAAATGGATCATCAATGAAATACTTAAGTATTATGACAAATACCATACTACACCTAGTATGGATATACTTAAGGTTGAGATGAAGAAAATTGAGAATGAAGTATTACAATTAGCAATTAAAGAACAACTTCGAGAAGCATATACAGCATCTGAAGATGATTTAGCTTATGTAGAACAAGAGTTTTCTAATTTCTGTAAAAACCAACAATTAAAGAAAGCATTATTAACATCAGTTGATTTATTAAAAGCAGGAGACTATGATTCAATTAGGAATTTAGTTGATAGCGCTTTAAGAGGAGGTCAAGATAAAAACTTAGGATTAGAATATAATAAAGATATTGAATCTCGATATAGAGAAGAACATCGAATTGCAATTCCTACACCTTGGGAATTATTTAACAACCTATTTCAAGGTGGTATTGGACCAGGTGACTTTGGTTTAATATTTGGTAACCCAGGAGGAGGTAAATCATGGACATTAATTGCTTTAGGAGCACATGCTGTTAAATTAGGATTTAATGTTATACATTATACTCTTGAATTAGGTGAAGATTATGTGGGAAGAAGATATGATGCTTGTTTCACAGGAGTACCTGTAAATACAATTATGGATTTTAAAGACAGAGTAGAATCAACTATAACTACATTACCAGGTAATTTAGTAATTAAGGAATATTCACCTGGTAAAGCGTCTATGTCCACATTAGAAGCACATATTAAGAAATGTATTGAACAAGATTTCAAACCTGATTTAGTTATTATTGACTACGTAGATCTTCTTCGTTCTAAAAGAACAAATTCTGAAAGGAAAGAAGAGATAGATGATATTTATTTGAGCACAAAAGGATTAGCTCGTGAGTTAAAAATTCCAATTTGGAGTGTATCACAAGTTAATAGATCTGGTGCTAAAGATGACATTATTGAAGGTGACAAAGCCGCAGGCAGCTATGACAAAATTATGATTACAGACATTTCTATATCATTATCTCGTAAGAAAGAAGACAAAGTTGCCGGCACAGGTCGATTCCATATTATGAAAAACCGTTATGGTGGTGATGGAATGACATTTGGAGCCAAAGTAGATACATCAACTGGACATTTCGAAATATTTGATGACTACGAAGATAATGAAGAATCATATACACCTTCCAAACCAGTAAATGATTTTAGTGACGTGAACGTCCAAGAACGAGACCTTCTTAAAAAGAAGTTTTTCGAATTACAATCCTAACATTATATTAATAGAATGATTATTGAAGCAAGGAATTATTATAAGCCTTTCGAGTACCAACAGGCTTTTGATTTTTATAAAGATCAACACAGGGCGCATTGGCTAGCAGATGAAGTACCACTCGCATCTGATTTAGGTGATTGGAAATTAAAATTAAATGAACCTGAAAAGAATTTGATAGGTAACATTTTAAAATCATTTGCCCAAACAGAAGTGCATGTAAATGATTACTGGTCAACTAAAGTATCAGTTTGGTTCCCAAAACCAGAAATACAAGCAATGGCTAGAGCATTTGCTGATTTTGAATCAATACATGCTGAAGCATATGCTCGCTTAAATGAAGAGTTAGGATTAGATGACTTTAAAGCATTTTTAGAAGATGAAGTATCAAAAGCTAAAATTGACCGCTTAGTTGAAACACCAGGTGAAACATTAGAGGAAAGAGCACTATCATTAGCTATATTCTCAGCATTTACTGAGGGTGTAAATTTATTTAGTTCGTTTGCTATATTAATGAGTTTTCAATTAAGAAACTTAATGAAAGGAACAGGCCAGATTGTTGAATGGAGTGTTAGAGATGAGTCATTACACTCTAAAGCTGGATGTTGGTTGTTTAGAACATTATTAGCTGAAAACCCAAAACTAGATACTGAACTATTAAGAACTAAAGTTAGTGATGCTTGTCATTTATCAGTACAGTTAGAATTTGATTTTATTGATAAAGCATTTGAAATGGGTAATGTTGAAGGTTTAACTAAAGATCAATTAAAAAATTTCATTAAAGCTAGAGCTAATGAAAAAATGATTGAATTAGGATATAAAGGAATATATAATGATATTGACCCTAACTTATTAAAACAAATTGAATGGTTTGGTCACTTAACAAGTGGTAAAACACATCAAGATTTCTTCGCGGGAAGAGTAACAAGTTATTCAAAATCAACAGCAGATTGGGACGATTTATAAAAATAAAAAATGAGCACAATAGACACAACAAATTGGATTAAAGGAAAACATTATCCAGAATTTATGGATGAGATCGCGGTAAGTATGATCTCAAAAGGTTATTTATTATCAGATGAAGATGTATTTGACGCATTTAAAAGAGTAAGTAAAGCAGCAGCACGTCGTTTAAGACGTAAAGATTTACAACCATTCTTTTATGAGGCAATGGTTAAAAATTGGTTATGCTTAGCATCACCAGTATTATCAAATTTAGGTACAGAACGTGGAATGCCTATTTCATGCTTTGGTATTGATGTTGGAGATAGTATTGAAGGCATTGCAGATGCTAACTCTGAATTAATGAGATTATCATCTCAAGGTGGGGGTGTAGGTATTGGTTTATCTCGCATTAGAGGCAGAGGTAAAGCAATTAAAGACAATGGAGTATCAGAAGGTATTGTTCCGTGGGCTAAAATTTATGATTCAACTATTTTAGCAACTAATCAAGGATCAGTTCGTAGAGGGGCAGCATCAGTTAACTTAAACATTAACCACCCAGATATTGAAGAATTTTTACAAATTCGTAGACCAAAAGGTGATGTTAATCGCCAATGTCTAAACTTACATCAGTGTGTTGTTATTGATGATGAGTTTATGAATAAACTTGAAGATAAAGATCCTAAAGCATTGAAATTATGGGGTGAGATTCTTAAGACACGTCTTGAGACAGGTGAACCTTATATTATGTTTGAAGATAATATCAACAATGCTAATCCTGAAGCATATAAAAAGAATAATTTAAATGTTACTATGACTAACATTTGTTCTGAAATTGCTTTATATACTGATGAGTTACACTCATTTATTTGTTGTTTATCGTCTTTAAATTTAGCTCGTTGGGATGAATGGAAAGATTATACATTTGAAAATGGAATGACATTACCTGAATTAACTTGCTGGTTTTTAGAAGGTGTATTGCAAGAGTTTATTGATAGAGCTAAAAACATCAAATTCATGGAAAACACAGTTCGCTCAGCTACTAAAGGTAGAGCAATTGGAATTGGTGTTTTAGGTTGGCATACATTTTTACAACAAAAGGAATTACCATTTGTGGGTATTCAAGCAACTGCTTATACAAGAATGATGTTTGAGTTTATTGAAAAAGGCGCTTTAAAAGCATCTCGTGATCAAGCAGAGTTATATGGTGAACCAGAATGGTGCAAAGGTACAGGTATGAGACACACTCATCACTTAGCAATCGCACCTACAGTATCAAATGCTCATATTTCAGGAGGTGTATCACCTTCAATTGAACCTATACCTGCTAACGTTTATAATTTAAAAACAGCAAAAGGTGTATTCATTAAACGCAATAGAATTTTAGAACAATTACTTGAATCTAAAGGATACAACATTGATAGTGTTTGGGATCAAATTTTAAAAGATCAAGGTTCAGTTGTTAATTTACCTGATTATATCTTAACTGAAGAAGAAAAAGAAGTATTTTTAACATTCAAAGAAATTAATCAATTAGAGATTGTAAAACAAAATGGTGTTAGACAACAATATGTAGATCAAGCTATCTCATTAAATCTAACATTTGATCCAAATGATACACCAAAATGGATTAGTCAGGTACATAAGGAAGCTCATAAGAGTGGAGTTAAAACATTATATTACTTACGTACCGAATCAGTATTAAGAGGAGACAACTTACAACGTTTATCAGATTGCATCAGTTGTGAAGGATAATATATTTATAATAAATT